ATACTCATGAGATACTAAACCAAATTGGTCATCATCAGATTGAGTTACTGTAACAACAGCACCAACTGCAACAGCAGAAGCATAAGGTGAATCTACAGATACATCTGCATCAATTAATGCAGCCATTGCTGCAGCAACGTCATTATCAGTTGTAGCACCCGCTTCTACAATGTGAGAATAAGATTTTCTCCAAAGTTGACGAGTAGTAATGTTAGAAGTAATAGTAATTCTTACTTCGTCACCTACAGCCCATCCACCCGCAAAAGTGTATGCTATAAATCCAGCAGCACCAACTGCAGGAGCGATATTAACAACTGCCTTTAATTCTGACCGAAAAGGATTGAATTGGTCCGTCACGTTAATTTGTGGCGGAGTTCCTGTTGAGGCTGGTGTATTAGCAGCCGGATTCAACAGTGAGAAATGGTTTCTTCCTGAAATCATGTTTTCTATTTATTTAATTAAATTATTTATTTTATCTAAAAGTCATAACGTTTCTACGCTTTCTTGGTCTATGAAATACAGGCTTTTCAGACTTAGGTGCCTTTACTTCAGCTTTCACAGTTTCTCCTTTTACTTCCTCAACTTTCTTCTTAGTTCCGACAATTGGTTTTACTGCTTTCGGAGGAGTCTCTTTTTTAATTGCTGGTGTAGCTTTCTTTGAAGCTTTCTGTTCAGCCTTTTGAGCACTCATCAACGCCTTAACAATTCCTGCTTTGTCTAATCCTTTTGGGTCAATTTTAGAAAATAAGTCCAACGTTTTCATTTCCTTTACAGTAAATGCTAATAGTTGGTCTTTGGTATAAGTTACTTTTGCCATGGGTTTAATTTTCGTTTGATATTTCGTTATTCATTAGTTGATAATTCAACTGTTGTTCAGTATTAGCCATCATCATACGTACAGCAATATTAACAATTTCATCATGCGTAAATATAGGCATAATTGAATTAACATTGTTGTTAGGGTTATTAACATCCCTAGACACTGTTGTAGGTATTATGAGGTATTTTAAGGTGTAAGATATAGGAGTAGTAGTAGACTTAATCTCTGCTATATTATCTGTACCATTATGGTATTCAATATAATTAGGATTATCATCAGCACTCTTATTGAACGGATCACTCTCCATTTCAATAATATCATCGAGTTGTTGAGGACTTATCTTTTCTAAACTTGTTCCTGTACCACAGACCTTATTAAATATCCCACTTAAGCTAAGAGTGAACATGAAATTTGGAATCAAACTGTAGTTCACTATATTCGTATTGGCACCAGCACTTGACCTTACTAACGGTAATAACTCTTTCCGAGTACGCTCATCTTTTTCAAATAACCTATATCGAGTTTCAGCAAATTCGTGATGTGCTCTATTTAGAAAATCATCCTTCTCGCTTGATGTAAACCAAGGGGAATTAGCTTTGTCTAAAAGCAAATCAGCCATTTCTTGCATCTCGATTATTGTCATTTTACTTCAAGGTTTTACGCATTGATGGAACTAAATCATCATTGTCATTAAGCCAATCTACAGCTTGTTCAAAAGTCGTACCCATCAGTTCAGCGTTATGGCTATATCTACCATGCTTCACTTCAAACATACCTTGCTCTATTCCTTTATGTAGAATAAGTTTAAGTTCTCTTAAATCATCATTCCATTCATTAAGAATTAAACCGGGGTCGTTTTCTGCCAAGTCATAAATACTACGTTTTATAACTTTATCAGAACTACCTGGCTTAACCGTTATTAAAAGCACACGTGCAAAGTTTGCTAAATCAGAACCTTCAACCTTTTGGATAATCTCCATAGCTTGAGCCTCTAAATCTTTTTGAGCAACAAATGCCTCTGCTTCATCTTCGTAATTAACAATTACCAGAACGGGTCTTGGACCATTTACATAAAGAGGATGAAGCCTTACCTGATTAAAGGTAAGTCTATCATCTTCTTTTTTCATATCCAAAAACACAGTACGTTTGAACCTCATAATCCTATGCTGACCATGTTTGTCAACAAAAGGTCTATGCTGTCCATCAGCACCCGTATATCCACGAACTGTAATAGTACCTGTTCTTTTAGGGTCTTTTAATCTAATTTCACAGTTACCACTTGTTGGGGCTTCTGCCATTAATTCTTTGATGGCGACTTTACTCACCTTTTCCATTTCTTTTTCCATTTCTTTATATCTAAAATATAAGTATTATTAGTTGTTAATTAAGCAAATACTAACTGTCCACAAGATAATGGATTTCTTACGATAATACCACTTTCACATAGTATCTCACAAGTAAATGCATCTCTCGCATTTGCAGCTTCCATTTGAGATTGGTTGAAAGGATTTACCATACCGGAGATGTACTTGATAATCATACCTCTATCGATACCAGCGGCACCTTTAACTTTTCTTTCAATATTAGAAACACCATCAGTTGTTCCCATATCTAAGAATACCATTCTAAATGATTCTTTAGGAAATCCACTAACTGGGTCAATGTTGTTTCCATGTAAGTTTGGATCATCAAATAATTGATTGTGTACCAAAGTTAAACGAGAACCTAAAGCATTGTAAGATGTAAAGTTTACACCTATCTCAACTTCTTGACCAACAGCAGCATCATACACTAAGTTACCACTTGGGTAAACTAAGTCTTTCATCGCTTCGTGAAAAGCAACTTTTCCTGCAGTTCCAGTAAACACCATCCAATGTGCACTTGTGTTTCCTGTATTTAATTGTAATTGAGCTAAGAAGTCAGTTAACATTTTTTCAGTTAATTGACCACTGTATGTATCTACATTGGCAGCATCAATTTGACGAAGAATACCGTCACCTTTTACAATAGGCTTACCATCTGTTCCAATAACTGTAGAAACACCATTAGCATCCATTGTAGAAGTAGAGTACCAAGAGTCAAGCTCTTTTTGATACATAAATTCTTCTCTCATTAATTTTTCATCGGTAAAGAACCAAACTCTTTGTCCATTGTTCTCAATCCAAGTAACATCAGTTAATGCTGAACCTGTAATAGATTTAGATTTTCTGTTGATACCAATGTGATTGATATACCAATCTGGATAAACGTGATTCTCAAACCCTCTGTCAGACCCTTCAGGGAATGCAGTACCAACTGTATTAACAGTTAAACCGGCAGCAACAGCAGCAGGTGCAATTACAGCTAATGGGTCATTAGTTTGCAAGATGAAAGAGAATAAATATCCACCCGCACTTGGTACAGGCTCACCCATAATAATTGCTTGAGACTCATCAGAGAATCTAACAACATCATTAGGGTTAAGATAATTCTCTTGAAACTCAACAGTAAATGTAGAGTTACCAACACCAGTACCAGTTATTACACCTGTACAAGTAGAAGGTCTGTTCAATCTTCCTAAGATTGGCCATCTAAAAGCATTTTCACCGATTAATTCTTCTTTCGCAAATCTACTTGTACCATCGATAAAATAGTTAAGCGAATATTGTGGATATTGTCTAATTAAAGTTTTAGCAATTTCCGGGTATTTTAGCAAATTTGTTACTAACGCATTTGACTCTTGGGTTTCTTTCCCGTATGTTCCTGAATGAAACTTCATGTTTTCTAGGTTTTTTTAAAAGTTATTATTAATTATTTATTTTTTATCCCCATAAGTAAAAGCCTTTGGATCGAATGAATCCGATTTCGGGTCTTTGTATCTTTGAGTAGTAATAACTTCTGGCTCACTTATATCATTTAAGATTGCCTCTTTCCCCTGTTGTAAACTTTTGTTACGTATAGCATTGATGATTGTCTTTTTGTTTTTAACAAACCACGCAACTTCCGCAACACTTTCTTCACTCTCATATACATCATTCATGAACTTTCCACTTGTGATGTAATTTAAGTGTCCTTTTTGAACCTTGCCTAAACTTTCTTTGTCTTTAGCCATAGCAAAACCAAACATTGTTTCGGTCTTGTTAAGGTGGTCCTCAAGTAATTTAACACTCTCTTCATGTTCTTTCTGTTGCGTTGCATCAGCATCGACAGTCGATTGTGTTACTTTATTTTGCTCGCCAACAATAGCATTGTCTATTGTATTGCGAATTTTCTTTGCTTCTATTTCGAGCATTCCGTTGTCGATATATTTATCAACAGCATTCTGCAAGTCATCCCCCTCAAATCCATCTTTCTCTAAACTAAGCTTTACAAGTTCCTCATTAGTCTTTCCTTTCAAATC